CACGGACAGATGATGGGGGCCTACCTCTCCTTTCCCCTTCTCTGTCTTCAGTCTTACGTTGCAGCCCGCTGGGCTTCGCGTAATTCTGGAGACGCTCGAATACTGGTCAACGGAGATGATTGCGTCATCTCCAGCCAGGGTCCTGTCGGCTCTTACCCTTCGGGGTTCGAGTTGAATGACAAGAAGACGATTCGAGCTGAGAATGTTGTCGAGGTCAACTCGACTACCTTTCTCAAGAGGTCGGGCAAGTGGCGGGAGATCCGTCACTTGAGGAGAGGTGGGTTTTGCTCCGATTGGCATGGGTTGCACCATGCCTCGGCCGCGGTGTCTTTCTCGCGACGCTGGTCTACAGCGTTCGTCCGTGGCCGCTTCGGAAGCAAATGGGGATTCCTACCCTCTCAGCTCGGACTTCGGTCCGATGCGTACGGCGCCTTCCAGAGGCAACGTACAATGTGTCGTCGTCGGGTGCATACCGACCTCCCGCGTCCACCTCGGTGGACGGACGACTCGCTGAGGCCCATGGCAAGGGGAGAGCTATGGGACGACCGTGCCAGGGAAGCTTTGAGGTCTCACCTCTTGCTTCACGGTCGGAGGGTAGGTAGGAGAGTCGGAGAGCGCTGGTCACCGGGACCGATCGGCGCTGTCCGACGGACGTACTGTTACCGAGAGCGTGTACGGCCTGACTTCTTGGAGCTGGGCCGTGGGGTAGCTTTCGGTAACTGTCTCTCGTTCCGGCCGGGAGACAGGTGGCTTTGGTGCGGGCCACCAGCCGCTCGTAAGCTCGAGGGTTTCGTCCCCCTCGACTTCGAGAGCACCGAGGAGAGAGATGACCGCCTTGCTCACGCAAGGTTCACACGCGCGTGGCGGGAGTCCTTTGAGGACCCCGTCTCGGGGACCATCGTGTTTCCACGGTGGTTCGCAGGTCGCGTGTAGTCCGAGTGGCCCGGATGGGCTAGGCCTGGTGCGTTAGACGCGGGGGCCATCGGAAGGTCAGAGTCCGGCTCTTAGACCACGGTCAACACCACGGCGTTGCAGAGTCCTGTGGTGAACCCTGCATACCCACGGGTATGTGCCTAGTCGGTAACGACAGGAACGCCCTCGCTGCTACCTTCGAGCGCGAGTGTTCAGGGGCGATACGCGGGGAAGGAAAGTGGAGCACGGAGTGCTTAAAAAGAGTGGCACAGTCGGGCCCGCGAGGGCCTCATACTTGTAGGGGTGTGAATCCCCGTGTCCATCCACAGACTGACCCCGACCGAAGCGGTGGTAGAGTGCGGATTTCTGGTCCTTTGTCCGGGAACCTTCGGGTGAAAGGACTTAATCCGGTGGCCAGGG